ATGACTATGCCCTCGACCTCGAGGCCGCACGGGCTGAGATCGGGCGCCGCCTGGCTCGCCTCCGCGACGCAGGACCGGGCGGATGAGTTCCTGGGGCGGCTGGGCGGGGATGCGCTGCTGGCGCTGCCCTGGATGTTCGAGTTCTGGGCGCTGCCGCACCAGCTCGCACCGGAGGGCGGGTGGAAGAGCTGGGTGGTGATGGGCGGCCGGGGCGCGGGCAAGACCCGGGCGGGGGCCGAGTGGGTCCGTTCGGAGGTCGAGGGCCCGAGGCCCGGAGATCCGGGCCGGTCGCGCCATGTGGCGCTGGTGGGCGAGACGGTCGATCAGACCCGCGAGGTGATGGTCTTCGGCGAGAGCGGCCTGCTGGCCTGCTCGCCCCCCGATCGGCGGCCCGAATGGGAGGCGGGGCGCAAGCGCCTCGTGTGGCCGAACGGGGCGGTGGCGCAGGTGTTTTCGGCCCACGATCCCGAGAGCCTTCGCGGGCCGCAGTTCGACGCCGCCTGGGCCGACGAACTGGCCAAATGGGCCCGCGCCGAAGAGGCGTGGGACATGCTGCAATTCTCGCTGCGGCTGGGCGATCAGCCGCGGCAGGTGGTGACGACGACGCCGCGCAACGTGCCGGTGCTGCGCCAGATCCTCGACAACCCCTCGACGGTGGTCACGCATGCGCCGACCGAGGCGAACCGTGCCTATCTGGCCAAGTCCTTCCTCGACGAGGTCCATGCCCGTTACGACGGCACGCGCCTCGGGCGGCAGGAGCTGGAGGGGCTGTTGCTGGAGGATGTCGAGGGCGCGCTCTGGACCACGGTGCGGATCGAGGCGCTGCGGGCCGAGGAGGCCGGTCCCCTCGACCGGATCGTGGTGGCGGTCGATCCGCCCGTGACCGGGCACGAAGCGTCGGATGAATGCGGCATCGTGGTGGTGGGCGCGCGGACCGACGGCCCGCCTCAGGATTGGCAGGCGGTCGTGCTCGAGGATGCCTCGGTCGGGGCTGCGAGCCCGGATCGCTGGGCACGGGCGGCGCTTGATGCGCTGCATCGGCATGGGGCGGATCGGCTGGTGGCCGAGGTGAACCAGGGGGGCGATCTGGTGGAAACGGTGATCCGGCAGATCGATCCGCTCGTGCCGTTCCGGGCTGTCCATGCCTCGCGCGGGAAGGCGGCGCGGGCGGAACCGGTTGCCGCGCTCTACGAGCAGGGGCGGGTCCGGCATCTGCGGGGTCTGGGCGATCTCGAGGATCAGATGTGCCGGATGACGGTGCGCGGCTACGACGGCCGCGGCTCGCCCGACCGGCTGGATGCGCTGGTCTGGGCGCTGACCGACCTGATGATCGAGCCGGCGCGGGCCTGGGTGAACCCGCGGATGCGCCTGCTGTAACGGCTGACCCCGGAGGGCGGGGGGATCCGCGGCCTGCAAGGGCCGCGGCGCGGCGGCGCATGTCCGCGCGACAGAGGAGTTCTTGCCGATGCTGTTCGACTTCCTGAGGAAAAAGGCCGAGCCGCCCGAGCGGAAGGCCTCGGCCACCGGCCCGCTGGTGGGCTGGAGCACGGGGCGCGTGGCCTGGAGCCCGCGGGATACCGTGTCGCTGACCCGCAACGGGTTTCTCGGCAACCCGATCGCCTTCCGTTCGGTCAAGCTGATCTCGGAGGCGGCGGCGGCGCTTCCGCTTCTGCTGCAGGATCACGAGCGGCGCTATGACAGCCACCCGATCCTGGAGCTGATCGCCCGTCCGAACCCGCTTCAGGGCCGGGCGGAACTGCTGGAGGCGGTCTATGGGCAACTGCTGCTGACCGGCAACGCCTATCTGGAGGCGGTGGCGGGTCTGTCGCGGCTGCCGGGCGAGTTGCATCTGTTGCGGTCGGACCGGATGAGCCTTGTGCCGGGGCCGGATGGATGGCCGGTGGCCTACGATTATGCGGTGGGGGGGCGTCGCATCCGGTTTGACATGACCGGGACGATGCCGATCTGCCATATCCGCACCTTCCATCCACAGGATGACCACTACGGCTTTTCGCCGCTTCAGGCGGCGGCGGTGGCGCTGGATGTGCATGTCTCGGCCTCGGCCTGGTCGAAGGCGCTGCTGGACAATGCCGCGCGCCCCTCGGGCGCCATCATCTACAGGGGTGTGGACGGGCAGGGCGCGCTTTCCGCCGAGCAATATGACCGGCTGGTGAGCGAGATCGAGGTGAACCATCAGGGAGCGCGCAACGCCGGCCGGCCCATGTTGCTGGAAGGGGGGCTCGACTGGAAGCCGATGGGCTTCTCGCCTTCGGACATGGAGTTTCACACCACCAAGGAGGCGGCCGCGCGCGAGATCGCCATTGCCTTCGGCGTGCCGCCGATGCTGCTCGGCATACCCGGCGAGGCGACCTACGCGAATTATCAGGAGGCCCACCGCGCCTTCTATCGGCTGACGGTGCTGCCTCTGGCGGCACGGGTCACGGCGGCGATCTCGCACTGGTTGGCCGGCTTCACCGGAGAGGCGGTGGAGCTTCGCCCGGATCTCGATCAGGTGCCGGCGCTGGCGGCCGAGCGGGATCAGCAATGGGCGCGGGTTTCGGACGCGGGTTTCCTGACCGAGGCGGAGAAGCGGATGCTGCTGGGGCTGCCACGGATCGCGGAGGACGAATGAGATGGACCAGAGCGGCTCGCGCTACCTGTTTCAGAGCTTCGACGCGGCGCATGCGCGGATCGATGCCAACGAGCGCGTTGCGGGTGAGCGCCTGACGGCGATCGATTTCCGGCTGGGGCGGATCGAGAACGGGCTGGAGCGGGTGGAGCAGCGCATGTGGCTCTGGCTCTACGGTGTCGCCGCCTTCCTGCTGATGCAGGGGGCGGAGGCCGTGGCGCGGGCCCTTTTGGAGTGAGCGGATGCGAATGAGAGACGAATTCGGTGCCCCGGAGCGCAAGTTCCACCGGCCCGAGACGGGCCTCGTCCTGTCGGAGGGCTCGATGATCGTGGGATATGCCTCGATCTTCGGCCGCCCCGACCATGGCGGCGACGTGGTGGCGCGCAATGCCTATGCGGCCTCGCTCGAGGCGATGAGGCTGCAGGGCCGGCGGGTGAAAATGCTCTGGCAGCACGATCCGGCCGAGGTGATCGGCGTCTGGGACGAGGTGCATGAGGATGAGACCGGCCTGTGGGTCAAGGGCCGCATCCTGACCGAGATCGGCCGGGGGCGCGAGGCGGCGGCCCTCATTGCGGCAGGAGCGATCGACGGTCTGTCCATCGGCTATCGCACCGTCCGGTCCGAGCGGGACGCGAAGGGGCGCCGCGTGCTGGCCGAGATCGAACTCTGGGAGGTGTCCCTTGTCACCTTCCCGATGCTGCCCGAGGCGCGCGTCGCCGCGAAGGGCGAGGACCACGACGAGCTGGACTGGCACGACATCGCCGAACTCTTCGAGGACGCGCGGCAGAGCCTGTCCGGCGTCTGACCCGAACCACCACAAGCCAGAGGAAGACGAGGATGACCGAGACCTGGGCTCGGGCCGGGACAGGCATGTCCGCAGGCCCCGACCCGGCTGGAGAGGCGAAAGCCGCAATGGCCGGCTTCCTGAGGGAGATCAAGCTCTTTCAGGATGAGGTGAAGACCGTGTTGCAACAACAGGAAGAGCGTTTGACCATGCTGGACCGCAAAACCATGATCTACGGGCGCCCGGCGCTCTCGGCCGCTGCCGACCAGGAGGCCCCGCATCGCAAGGCCTTTGGGGCCTATCTCCGCTCGGGCGACGACGACGGGCTGCGCGGGCTTGTCCTGGAGGGCAAGGCGATGACGACTGCGGTGGCGGCGGACGGCGGCTATCTGGTGGATTCCCAGACGTCGGACACGATCCGCTCGATGCTGCTCTCGACGGCCTCGATCCGGCAGATCGCCGGTGTGGTCAATGTGGAGGCCACGAGCTTCGAGGTTCTCATCGACCGTACCGAAGTGGGCTCGGGCTGGGCAACCGAGGCGAGCGCCATCAGCGAGAGTGCGACGCCCGCGATCGAACGCATCTCGATCAAGCTCCACGAGCTGTCGGCCATGCCGAAGGCGAGCCAGCGGCTTCTGGACGACGCGGCCTTCGACGTGGAGGGGTGGCTTGCGGGCAAGATTGCCACACGCTTCATGCGGGCCGAGAGCGCGGCCTTCGTGAGCGGCGACGGCGCTGACAAGCCGCGCGGGTTCCTCGCGCCTGCGAAGGTGCCGAACGCGTCCTGGACCTGGGGCAACATCGGATACATCCCCACGGGCGCGACGAATGACTTTCTTGGAACGAACCCGGCCGACTGCATCATCAACCTGATCTATGCGCTGGGCGCCGATTACCGCGCCAACGCGACCTTCGTGATGAACTCGAAGACCGCGGGCGCGGTGCGGAAGATGAAGGACTCGGACGGCCGCTTCCTGTGGTCGGATGGTCTGGCCGCGGCCGAGCCCGCGCGGCTGATGGGCTATCCGGTGCTGCTGTGCGAGGACATGCCGGACATCGCCGCCAATGCCTTCGCCATCGCCTTCGGGGATTTTGCAGCGGGTTACACGATCGCCGAGCGGCCGGAGGTTCGGGTGCTGCGCGATCCGTTCTCGGCCAAGCCGCACGTCCTGTTCTACGCCACGAAGCGGGTCGGCGGTGACGTGACCGATTATGCGGCGATCAAGCTGCTGAAGATCGCGGTGTCCTGACGGATGCTGCGCGAGGCCGCCCCCGCGACGGGCGGCGGGCGCGCGCCGGGGCTCCGGCGCGCGCTTCCCCGGAGATCGGAGTTCTTCCCATGATGTTGATCGAGCAGACGGCGGTGCCGGACGGCGTGTTGCCGGTGGCCCGGCTGAAGGAGCATCTGCGGCTCGGTTCGGGTTTTGGCGAGGAGGGGCTGCAGGACGGGCTGCTGGCTTCGTTCCTCCGCGCGGCCATGACGACGATCGAAGGCCGCACCGGCAAGGTGCTGCTCGCCCGTCGGTATCTGCTGGTGCTCGATGACTGGCGGACGGATGAGGCGCAGGCCCTGCCGGTCGCGCCGGTGGCCGAGGTGGTCTCGGTCGTGCGCGTGGACGGGCAGGACCGGGCAACGTCTGTTTCCCCGAGCCTCTGGCGGCTGGTGCGCGATCTGCACCGGCCGAAGCTGATGCCGAGGGTGGGGCTGCTGCCGGCCGTGCCGGAGGGCGGGCGGGTCGAGATCCTGTTCGACGCGGGTTTCGGCGAGAGCTGGGCCGAGGTTCCTCCGGATCTGGCGCAGGCGGTGATGCTGCTTGCGGCGGATTACTACGAGAACCGATACGAGCCTGGCCTGAGTGCCGCGGGGCTGCCCCGGCAGGTCGCTGGCCTGATCGAACGCTGGCGAACGGTCCGGCTGCTGGGCGGGGGAGTGGCGTGATGCGCGAGATGCTCAACCGGCGGCTCGTGCTCGAGGCGCCGCTGTCGGAGGAGGATGGGGCCGGGGGCCGCGTGCTGAGTTGGGCGGGGCTTGGAACGCACTGGGCGAAGATCGAGCCGGGAACCGGGCGCGAGGTGGCGATTGCGGAGGTGCCGCTGGGTTCGGTGCCGCTGAAGATCACGGTGCGCGCGTCGCCGATGGGGTCGATGGCGCGGCCCGAGCCGGGGCAGCGTTTCCGCGAAGGCGGGCGGATCTATCCCATCCTGGCGGTGAGCGAGAAGGATGCGGGCGGGCGTTACCTCACCTGCTTTGCCCGCGAGGAGGTGCCGGCATGAGCTACGGGGCTGCGGCCGCATTGCAGGCGGCGCTCTTCCAGCGGCTGGCCGCGTGGCCGGACCTTGCGGACGTGCCGGTGCATGACGCCCTGCCGAAGGGCGGAGGGCGCGGCACCTGGGTTCTGATCGGACCCGAGGAGGTGCGCGATGCCTCGGACGGCACGGGCGGAGGTGCCGAGCACCGCTTCACGATCAGCGTGATCTCGGATGCGGCGGGTTTTCTCGAGGCCAAGCGGGTCGCTGCGTCCGTCTCGGACGCGCTCGAGGATGCGTCGCTTGCGCTGGGCCGGGGGCGGCTGGTGGGTCTGCGTTTCCTGAAGGGCACGGCGCGCCGGCTTGCCGCTGGCGGGGCACGGCGCATCGACCTCATCTTCCGCGCGCGGATCGAGGACTGACACCGGCCTGGCCGGACATCATGGAGAAAAGTCATGGGCGTGCAGAACGGCAGGGACCTGCTGGTCAAGGTGGATCTGACGGGGAGCGGCGTCTTTCAGACGATGGCCGGGCTTCGCGCCACGAGGATCAGCTTCAACGCGGAGACGGTGGACGTGACCTCGCTTGAAAGCCAGGGCGGTTGGAGGGAACTGCTGGCGGGGGCGGGCGTGAAATCGGCGTCCATCTCGGGCTCGGGCGTGTTCCGGGACGAAGCAACGGACGAACGGGCCCGGGCGCTGTTCTTTGCCGGCGAGGCGCCGCGCTTTCAGGTGGTGATCCCGAGCTTTGGCGTGGTCGAGGGGCCGTTCCTGATCTCCGCCATCGAATATGCCGGGAGCCATGATGGCGAGGCGACCTACGAGATGACGCTCGCCTCGGCGGGCAAGCTCGGCTTTGCGGCGCTGTGATGGCCAATCCCTGGGCAGGAGAGGTGGCGATCTGGCTCGATGGCCGGCGCCACACGGGCAAGCTTACCCTGGGCGTGTTGGCGGAGCTGGAGGTGGAACTCGGGGCCGACAGTCTGATCGCGCTTGCGGAGAGGTTCGAGGAGCGGCGGTTCTCGGCGCGCGACGTGCTGGCGGTGCTGGTGGCGGGATTGCGTGGCGGGGGCTGGCAGGGCTCGGCGGAGGATCTGCGGCGCGCGGATCTGGCGGGTGGACCCGTGGGGGCCGCGCGCGCCGCGGCCGAACTGCTGGCCCGCGCCTTCGCCCTGCCGGAGGAGTGACATGGCCGGGCTGGACTGGGCCGGGCTGCTGCGGGTGGGCCTTGAGGGACTTCGGCTGTCGCCGGACGCCTTCTGGCGGCTCACCCCCGCCGAGTTGAGGATCATGCTGGGGGCGTCCGCGGTGTCGCCCCTGTCGCGCGCGCGGCTGGACGAGTTGCTGCGCGCCTATCCGGACATGCGAAAGGATGAGGATGATGGCTGACATCGAGACTCTTGAGGAGCAGGTGGCGGCACTCGAGGCGACGCTGGGCAATGCGGCCGGCATGACGGCCACCTTCGAGGCGGAGCTTGCGCGGATGCGGGATTCGATGGTGTTCACGGGCCGCGAGGTGGACCGGCTGTCGAGCGGCGTGGGAACGGGCCTTCGCCGCGCCTTCGATGGCGTGCTCTTCGACGGGATGAAGCTCTCGGACGCGATGGAGGGTCTCGCGCAGTCGATCTCGCGCACGGTCTATTCGATCGCGATGAAGCCGGTGCAGGATGCCGTCTCGGGCTTCGTGGCGAACGGGCTGAACTCGGTGCTGGGCGGGCTCTTGCCCTTTGCCAAGGGGGCGGCCTTTGCGCAGGGGCGGGTAATGGCCTTCGCGCGGGGCGGGGTGGTGGCCGGCGCCACGCCCTTCGCGATGCGCGGCGGAACCGGGATCATGGGTGAGGCGGGACCCGAGGCGATCCTGCCGCTGGCGCGCGGGACGGACGGGCGCCTCGGCGTGCAAGCCGGCGGCGGCAGGGCCGTTCAGGTGGTGATGAACGTGGCCACGCCCGACGTGCAGGGCTTTGAGCGCAGCCGGGGCCAGATCGCCGCGCAGGTGAGCCGCATGCTCTCGCGCGGGCAACGCAATGGATAGGGGAACGGCATGAGCTTTCACGAGGTCCGCTTTCCGACGAACCTCAGCTTCGGCTCGGTCGGCGGCCCCGAGCGGCGGACCGAGATCGTCACGCTGGTCAATGGGTTCGAGGAGCGCAACAGCCTCTGGGCGCATTCACGCCGCCGATATGATGCGGGGGTGGCGTTGCGCTCGCTGCGCGACGTGGAGGCGGTGCTGGCCTTTTTCGAGGCGCGCCGCGGGCAGCTTTTCGGGTTTCGCTGGAAGGACTGGGCCGACTTCCGCTCCTGCGCGCCGGATGAGGTGCCGCAAGCCCATGATCAGATCATCGGCACTGGCGACGGCACGGCGCGCACCTTTGCACTGCAGAAGACCTACAGTTCGGGTGCGGAAAGCTATGTCCGGCCTGTGACCAAGCCCGTGGCCGGGACAGTGACCGTGGCCGTGTCCGGCACGGCGCTGGCACCGGGTGCGGGCTTCTCGCTCGATGCGACGACGGGGCTGGTGACACTCGCCGTCGCCCCCGCCGCGGGGGCGGAGGTCACGGCGGGCTTCGAGTTCGACGTCCCTGTCCGGTTCGACACGGACCGGATCCAGATCTCGATGGCTTCGTTCCAGGCGGGCGAGGTGCCGAGCGTTCCCGTGATGGAGGTGCGGGTCTGATGGGCGCGAGGGAGCTTCATGCGCATCTGAAGAGCGGTGCGACGACGGTATGCCGCTGCTGGGCCGTTACGCGGCGCGACGGGCAGGTGTTCGGCTTTACCGATCACGATCGGGATCTCGGCTTTGACGGGGTCCTTTTCCGGGCCGAGACCGGCCTAACGTCGTCGGCGTTGCAGCAGACGACCGGCCTTTCGGTGGACAATGCCGAGACGGTGGGCGCGCTGTCGCACGGCTCGGTGACCGAGGCGGACCTGCTGGCCGGGCGCTTCGACGGGGCGGGGGTTCTCGCCTGGCTGGTGAACTGGATGGATCCGGGCGAGCGGCTGTTGCAGTTTCGGGGCACACTGGGCGAGATCACCCATGCGGGTGGGCGTTTCCGCGCCGAGTTGCGCGGTCTGACCGAGGCGTTGAACCAGCCGCAGGGAAGGGTCTATCAGCGCGACTGCCAAGCGGTCCTGGGGGACGGCAAGTGCGGTCTTGATCTGAGCGACGGCTCATTCTCGGTCGAGCGGCCCGTGGTGTCGGTCACGGACCGGCAGGCCTTCGGGTTTACGGGGCTCGCGGCCTATGCCGACCGCTGGTTCGAGCAGGGGCGCCTTGTCGTCCTCAGCGGGACGGCCAGGGGGTCGATCGGCGTGGTGAAGAACGACCGGGTTGCAGCAGATGCACGGACGGTCGATCTGTGGGAGGCGCTTGGGCCGGAGATCGCCGCAGGAGACCTTGTGCGGCTCGAGGCCGGCTGCGATCGGCGCGCCGAAACCTGCCGGCTCAAGTTCGACAATCTGTGCAACTTTCGCGGCTTTCCGCATCTTCCGGGAGAGGATTGGCTGAGCGCCTACCCGGCCACGACCAAGGCCAATGACGGCGGGAGCCTGTGGGAATGAGCGGCGCGGACGTGGTGGCGGAGGCACGGCACTGGATCGGCACGCCCTATGTGCATCAGGCCTCGACACGGGGAGCAGGCACGGATTGCCTCGGCCTTCTGCGAGGGATCTGGCGGACGCTTGTCGGGCCGGAGCCGGTGCTGGTGCCGCCCTATACCCCGGACTGGTCCGAGCCGTCGGGCGACGAGCGGCTGATGGCCGCCTGCGATCGGTGGCTGCTGAGACAGCCGCTGGACGCGGCGTCGGAGGGAGACGTTCTTCTGTTCCGAATGCGTCCCGAGGCTGTGGCCAAGCACCTCGGCATCCTGGTGTGCAGCGGCCCGGAGGCGTCCTTCGTTCATGCCTATTGCGGGCACGGAGTGGTGGAGAGCCCGCTCTCTGAGCCTTGGGCGCGTCGGCTTGCGGCGCGCTATGCCTTCCCGGAAAGGAATGACTGA